ATCCTTCGGTGGCAATGGGGGCCCCACCTTGGGGAGCATTTTCTCTGACAGGTGAGTCTACCCGCCTGCGCTGAGCCGGGGGCTCGGGCGCCATCTCGTCGTCGGAATCGGCGGCGGGGCGGGCATTGCGCATGCGCATGAGAGCAGCGACAATGGGCGGAGCCGCCCTCGGACGCGTGGCCGCCGGGGTCACGAGGCCGTGGCGGGGGAAGATAGCATCCATTCCCCTCGCGTCGGGCGCCATCACCATGTCTTCAGATGTGGTGTCCACCATCCTGCGTGCGCCGGGCATACCGCGATAGTCACTCACAATCTTTTCCTTTGTCTTGCGCAGCTCAGAATGGATAAGCGCTTCCAGCGTACGTCCGGCCTCATTAAGAGTGCCGAAAGGAGCATAGCCGGCGTCCCCATCGCCGGTGGCAAAGTCCATGGCAAAAAAGTGGCACCTGCGAATGATGGCATCGCGGTCCACCCTGGAGACAGGTTTGTCCCTGGAAGCCCCCCAACGAAGAGGATGCGTGTTGGTAGTGATGATGGTGAGGACAGTGCAGAGGGCGAGGGAACCGCACTTGATCTCGACGGTGCAGGGTGTCTTGTCGAGGATATTCTTGATTGCCTGGACGCGCTCGCCGCTGCAATCGAAGTCGTCCCACACCATGCCGAGCTGAGAGGAGTAGTTGTCGAACCACTTGCCCGTACCCTTAAAGAATGGGTCCTCACCTTCGAGAAGGTTCTTGCACAGCTCGACAGCTAGAGTCGACTTGCCGGTGCCAGGCTCGCCGTAGAGGACCACGACCTCGTGGTCGGGCCTGGCGATGGGCTTGTTGTGGACTTGCACATACATTTGAGCCCCCTTGAAATTGCGAAGCATAAGTCCGAAGTGGTCACCCCAAACTTTCTTCATGCCAGCGGGGTTGCCGATTGTGGCGTCGAGCGCGGCCTTGAGCGCGAGCACGTCGCTGCGGGCACACTTGACCGCGACACCTTTAGCGGGAGCTCCAGGTGAGCGGTAGGGGCCCAGGACGCGGGTGTCGTCCTTGACCACATAGAGGAGATGATCCTTGATGGAATGGACCTTCTCGAAATGAGCACCCTTCCATGCGGAGCTATCGAGTAGCTTTTTGACCACAGAGAAGAGGACTGCACGCTTGAAGCTGACATGCATCTGGATGTGAGGCGTTCCGTTCTCACCGCGTTCGAGTTGGCCCACAAACCAGCCTACCTCGACCGGTGACTTGGTCAGCTTTCCCGCCTCCTGTTCCTCTGCGGACGGGAGGACGAAGAGGATCTCAAAGGTGTTGTCCACGACTGGTCCGACCTCCTCATCCACGGAGGAGTCATCGGAGTCCGAATCGGCGGCATGCGCGAAGAGTTCGGCGTCGCGTGCCCCGGCACGCGCCTCGGCAACGGCACGCGCCGTGTAATGAACACCATCGACGGGGTTGTTGAAAGTGATTGCCCAATGGACAGCAGGCTGAGTGTCTTTGGAATCACTGGGTTTAGTAAGCAGGGCTGCGGCGGCCATCGTAGTCGATTTTGTGAATGTCTCCACGAGGAGGAAAAGATCGGTCCGCGGTCAAAAATTTCAAAAAATGTAACGCGTAGGAATTTTGCACTCCGATCTAATAGTACATGGCATAATGATTGATTTCATCGACAATGTCCTGGTCGGTAGGTTCCTGCGGGAGCAACTCCTGCGGGAACGGGTTTTCAGCATAATATGCAGCCATCTGGTCACTGCAATATTGTTCGTACACATCATGATTACCGAAGCGATAAAGCCAGTCAGCATTCCACTCATTATAGTAACGGACGCGGCCAGCGTAATAGTGCCATTGAGCTTCAGTGGCGCAGTACTTTAGCTTTTGAGCCCAACTTGCACCTGTACGCTCTATGATTGCCTTTTCCAAGTTGGGATGAGGACATGCACTCATCCACCCTTCCCGTTGAAGTCGGAAATTGGTATATTCTATGGGCACATAGAGGGGACGCCTGTCCGCCACCGGAAGTAGCGCTTCCCACTCTGTGCCGGCCAACGCGGCCATTTGTTCTGGCGTCATATCGCAATAAATAGAAGATTCAAATGGACTGTGCAAAATCTGCACCAGGGATGAAAACCTTTTGAGGAAACCCTTTGTGCGTTCTTGGACCGCGATCCGATCTTAGAATGGAGAGACGGTCTTTCCGTTTTTATCAACAAGCATGAGGTCGTCGTTGTTTCCATCGACCTTGTAATTGAAACCAGTGTTGTACTCAGTCAGAGTCAACATGGAAGTGACCACCTTGGTGTCAATGGAAATTGCATCAGGAGTCTGGATGACAAAATAGAGAGCGTTGTCGACGCCTCCAGAAGCCTCCTGCACCCTGATATGCCACTTCTGGTAGAGACTGATCATACCGTTGGTGCCGAACTGCGAAGTTACGGTACTCCCCACAGCAGTGATTCCGTAGGTAAAACCAGTCTGTGTGAATTGCGCATTGCCTGCAGCGACAATGTCCTTGATGGGAGTGATATTACCTCCTGTGAAGCACCTGTACACTACAGGGTATTGATTCTGTGCGACATCGTCAGTGAGCACGTTGAGCTCCACATCAAGGGATCCAGCCCAGTAGGCAGGCAAGACCACCTTGAAGGCATACGCCTGACCACCGCCAACGCTTTCGTCAGTAATGCCGTTGCTGCCTACTGTAATCTGAGGAGCCGGAGAAGGCACCAGATCGGGTGTCTGCAGATCATTGATAATCAGAGCAGAACCGAGCACGTTCTGCTGGCCGTAGATGCGATAGTCACTGGGCTGAGCGTCATCACCGAAAAGATAGCTCTGCTTTGCTCCACCCTGCTGATTTGCACAGAAGATGTCCTTGGAGATAGCGAGACCCTTGTTTGCATAGAACTTGGGCTTGCGGAGCTGGACGGTGTAGGACACCCAGAGCTCACCGATGGACTGATTGGCATAAGTAGACGGGATGTCAGCGATAGCAATGTTGAACTGGCCATGGTCGTAATTATTCTTGTCCATGTCCTCGAGCACAGGGCGATTGCGGATGTACTTGCCCTGGTCACCCGAGATCTTGGAAGGATCGCACTCGACACCATGGATCTGCTCACAGCTGACCTTAGCGCTCATAGCGCCGTCATACTGCATCATCACACGCTTGTCTGTGAATGGCTGATCATTGGCATTATACTGAGTGGCCATGATGACCTGTCCCTGCTGACCGGAAGCGGCAGCAAACTCAGTGACAGTAGGACGGTATGTGAACATCAACTGATGAAGAGTATACTCATCGTAGTTGCAGGCAATCTGGGAGAGCCAAGGGAACGTGCGCTCCATACCAGGATTGATCTCGAAAGTCACATTGGTGAAGTTGCCAGTGGCAGGACCATAAATGTCGGAGATATACTCTCTGTGAGACACAGTGACGGTGTTACCGTCAGGTACACTGTTGAATCCAGACACTGCAGCACCAGCATCAACTAGGCTGTTGGACTGTGTGTATGCACCCTGGCCCATGTACATGCCTGAGCCAGTCAGTCGCTTATGGAGAGCGGTAGCGCCACTGCGGATCAACCCGGTTGCACCGCCAGTCGCTGCATCAGCGAAGTCAGCTCCAGCATCTCCGAGCTTGTCCCAGAAGCCGCCCGGCTTCGCGCCAAACAATTTCTGCATCCAGTAACCACCACGTCCACCGTAGCGTCTTGACCTACGTGGCATGAGGCGGAGTCCGCTGGACCGGAGGCCGCGACGGCGGACTCCTCCGGGTCCTTTGTCGTACCGCCCAGATCCGCGGTACCTGTACGTGTTGCGGACCTGCTGCTGGTCCCAGCCGAGCGAGCCTTTATTGCCGAAGCCAGGCCAGCCCCCAGGATTCGAACTACGAAGCAGATTGTCCACTGAACTGCCAATCGGAATGCGCAAGCTATAAGACTTCGGCTTCGTGTTGCCGCGCAACGCAGCAGCGAGAGTACCGACATCGATAGACATGTTTAATTTTGGAGAACAAAAGTTGGCGATCTTGGTCCGCGAATTCTGCGTTCTCGATCT